GACTTGGCCCTGCCTCTGACCTTGTTGGCCACGTGGTTCCCTTCCTTGTCATAGTAAGGGTAGTAGTGTCCTAGTTCTGCCCCGTCCTGTACATTGACAGTGACATTGAACAGCTTGCAGGTCTCTTTAGTTATTTTTCTTTTACTAATATCTGTAAAGGTACCCTTGTTAAGAGAGACAGAAGAAGAGAAATCCTCTGTGCTTTCTTCTTCTGCTACCTTCTCTGATCCTACTCCGTACTGATCTAACATCTCTTGCATCTCCTTTGGTAGTTCACTGTTACTAAATCTTTTCTTCTCATTCTTACAAGCATGAGAGAAACAGAAGCCGTGACCATCAGGGTACAGAGCAAAGGCATCTGAACTGTTACCGCAAGGGCAACGATGGTGGGTCACTAGTGCTTCTTCTTGTTCAGTATCTTCTAACATAGTATCTCCTTAAAGTAAAGCTAATAGAAAGACAAAGATAAGTACCCCGAAAGGACTAAGAAAAAAGTATAAGAGAACTATCAGAGGATTGTCAAGAGGATGATTAGAAGAATTATTCTTTTTGGTTTTCATTCTTCTCTATATCCTCCCTGTAGCGTAGCTACTATCATCATTCTGCCTCCTTGTCAAGCGGTTTTTCCAATTCCTCTAATCTTTTTTCAATCTGATGCTTCTCGTACCTGTCAATCACAGAGGATATGACTGACGCTCCCATTGTGAGTGCAGCGCATCCCGGTAGTAGTAGTAGTAGTACTAGTAGTATTGTTGTTGTTCTCAATGAACAGTCCACCACTCTGGTGTACGTGTGTACGCCCACTTAGCAAAGGATGCTTTCTCCCCTATGTAGTAGTTTCGATAAGCCTTGACAGCATCATCTGGTACCTTGTACTGATCAGGCATACACTGTGGTGGTTGAGTGTACTCCCCGCTGTCAGTGATAGAGTGCGGTGGTGTACGCAAAATTTCTTTTAATTTTTTATCTGTCAAGTGTACCTTGTTGTACCTACTGGTGTACTCAGAGCACAGGAACTTGAACAGGTGATAGGTCCATTCGTACTGCAGGAGTGATCCTCTGACCCACTTGGTAGAGGGGTGATTGAGGTGAGCAGTCTTGTACATGCCCAGCTTGTCCGCTTGCTCGTCACCGTCGAGTGCTCTGTGAGCAGTGCATAACATCTGCGCTGTCTCTAGGATCATCTTGACGCAGTGCTTATCACAGTGCATCTCGGCAGAGGTGAGCGGATCAGGATGGAGAAAAAAGATGTTCATTCTGTACCTCCTCTAGGTCATAGTCAGTGATAGATATATACATGATCTCGTTAAGTACTTGTCTGTATTCTTCTTGCGAATACTTGTCAATACTTACATCTTTCATTAGGTCTGTCATTCGTAGAACGTCTGACAAAGGTATGTTTTTTTTAAACATCTGTCTAGTTAATTCCTTTCTCATTCCAGAATAATTCTGTCCACTTACGCTTGGCCCACGGTGATAGACAAGGCCACGTGAAAGACATGTCAGGTCTCTTGTGGTACCAGCTTTTGATCTCTTGCTCCACTAGTCTTTCCAAGGGTGAGTACATTGCTAGGCTTAACATCATAGGTTAAACACCAATTGTCTGGGGTCAGGTATGTCTAGCTCCTCGTCAGGTAGTCCCGGTCCCTCGTCTATAAAGTTGAGGAACTTGTTGACATCTTCTATCTCTATGGCCCTGACAGGGAACTCAACATCTACGATGCTGTCCATGTAGGACCAGAGAATATCTGGTACCTCAGAGTGGGTCTGGTAGTTGTACTTTTTGCTCATACTTTCACCTCCTCTATCACCCATGTGTAGTGGTCATGGAGCCAGTGCTCCCCTGTCTTGGACACAGGAGAGACCTGCGTCACTGGTTCATCCGTAAGGGAGGAGATGGGTTTCTCCACCCACTTGACCCATTTCTGGTCAGTTGCACGGCGCACCCATTCGGTGCGAGGAGAGTGGAAGGGACGTATTGTGATCATGTGTATGATCCTCCTAGGTAAGGGTTGGTAGTAGTAGTAAACAGTAGGCAGTTTATACACGTGCCTAGGTGGAGGTGTCAAGCAGCTAAGAGTAGGCTTTGGAAAGGTGCGCTGTTCATCCAGCTACTGACACGCCGGGACCTGTCAAGCAGGGACTTGGTTACGTTATCGTTAGAGGCTGACCCCTTGACAGGGAACTCCTCAGAGTTATGGCTACTGTAGTAGGTCAGGGCAGAGGCCAAGGCCCATACGTTGGAGCCACGGGTACTGACCTCCGTAAGGTATTGATCTTTCATTCTTTCCTGCATCTTCTCACTCATACCGGGGAGAGCCTCTAGCACTGCCTCTGCCTGTGGTATGCGTATGTCAGTGCTTGCCATCACCTGATACCGCTGGATATCCTTGTAGAAATCCCTGACCACCTTGTCCATGTCTAGGATAAAGTTGGAGAGATTAAAGCCAGAGGTGTGGCGCTTGTTCCCCTTGGTATAGTCACCCGAGATCATGCCGTTGGTGCAGAAGAAATCCAGTAGGCCAGTGACAAAGCCGTTGGAGGTGGACCCGTCATAGCTCTGGATCAGGGCAACGGTGAGGGCTACATCTGTCTGGTGTTTGCGTGTCTCAATGGGCTTGGAGAATGCAGGGAAGGTATACTTCCGGGACCTGATAGCTGAACCGTGAGACATACTGTCAGAGATTTCCATGTCCTTGAACTTATCATTGGGCAGGGCTTCCAGTAGCATTTCTTCTGTGGCCTTGGTGAAGTCACCCATCTGCGTGACCTTGTACTTCTCACCTACCACGCCTGTGCTGGCACCTGTCCACGTATCCACCAGAACCTTGTGGCTGTATAGTTCTGTGAGCTTGCTCCCGTGCAGAGAACTGGCGTGGTGAGGGGCGGGGCGCTCATACCACAGGTCTTGCTCAGAGACAGGCGATAGGAAACGCTGGGCTTTCTCTGTTTCATTATGTTCAGAGAACAGGTCCCGTGCTGTCTGTGCAGTGGGTGAGCGGAAGCTTAGTACTGTGTCGTTCATGGTTTTGTTTTCCTTCTAGTTGATTGTTCTGCTTGTTTGTACTGGGTTGATGGTGGAGGTGTCAATAACTAATTGCACCTCGGGATTGTTTTTTTCTAGTACCTCTATATCTACGACGTGGGATTCTGTGGTGCCTGCTTGGACCTGCGTACCCATGCCAGTCAGTTCATCGTACTCTATGCCAAAGGATATGGCGGTGTCTATCAGAGATTCTAGGCAATCTTTCAGAGGGATCACCATCCCGTCATGTGTCTGTACCATGCCGTTACTGGCGTCCACCTTATCCGGGTCTTCTGGGTCAAAGGGAATCACCAGCGTTGTAGCGGTGACCACCTTGTATACTAGTGCCTTGCCTTCTCTACTGTCTTCGTCCATTCTTGGGTGTCCTTGTTTGGTTTAAGCGGTGGCGGTGTGGTAAGGGAAGGGGAATCGAACCCCTTGCTAGGTGGTATGAGCCACCCCGGTGACCTCTCATACGGTGCACCGTTCGCGTCTCCAACCCCTTACCTTCTAGATTTATATCTGGTCCTCTCGGTACAAGTCAACAGCTTTTTTTAATTTTTTCCTGTTATATTTTGTACCTGATCCCTCCACTGTGTGTCCCTTGTTCCAGAGGGCTTGGCCCAAGGGATTACGAGCAGGCATGTGCCTGTTTACCTTGTCCAGTCTTTTGCGTTCTCGTTTTCTCATGGCCTTTACTCGCTCGCTAATTTGTTCTTGCATGAATTCTTCTAGGTTTAGCATCTTCATGTCCATAGTTTAGCACTCCGTAGGTGTTGCGTCAATGTCCATGGATAGATCATGGATGGCGTCAAAGGCTTGGTCTGTGATCTCTTCCGCGTACATGCTGAGAACCTCGGCGCTTGCCTCCGGGTGAATAGCCGCGAGCCATACCCGGAGGTTACCTTGTAGCGTCTCTGCTATGTCAAGGTGCGTGTCCCTTGGCAGCTTGTGCCGTGGGTGCAGTTGGTTTTGATTTATTGGTTGTCTGCAAGTCATCTGCGTTTATCCTTCTGCTTTTATATCAGAGGCGAACATCTGGTCCACCTCTAGGTTCTTCCATTCATAGTCGGAGAAATCCCCGGCTAGGTCTTCTGCTTCCCGTCTAAGGCGTTTCTCTTCCAACTCTCGGTCGGAGAAATACCCGCCAAGGTCTTCCCGTCTAAGGTATTTCTCTTCCAGCGTGTCTAGGTCTCTGTCACTGTACACCGTGACCTCAACACTCTGTTGAACAGTGCGGTAGACTGTCACGGTGTATGCTTTATCTTTGCTCATGGTTCTCTAGTCCTCTGTCTCTGTCTCTATCACAGACCGAGCGTGAACGTCTATACTCTTGACGCTCATGCCCATCTCCATCAGGTTGCTCCTGATGTTCATTGCACCTATGCGACCATCGCGCCGGACAGTGCCAAAACTAGGGACCGTGTCCCTGTCTATGTCTATGGTGATGGTTAGGCGTAGGGTCTTGCCGGTGGTTTCTTGGTTGTTCATTGTCTCGGTATCCCTTGTTAGGTTTAAGCAAGTAACAAGGGGAACATAGGCTAGGGTAGTTCCCCTTGTCAATAGTTTATTTTATTTTTTTATTCCCTAGTCAATTACAAACCCGGAGGTATCTTGCTTGGCCTTCCCCTTGGCATATAGCGCAACCACTACACCGGAGGGATCAAGAAACCGGAGGTCATCCGCATCACCGTTGATCACCGGACGCCCTAGGTAGGTGTGCGGTATTTTGTTTTTATCCCGGAAGACCACGGCTAGATTGGCCTGATACTTATCAGCAAAGGCTTGAACGTTCCGGGCATATTCTGGGTTAGCCTCAGAGTACGACAGGGTCAGGTGATAGTTACTCGGGAGATCTTTTGCCACCCGATTATACACCTTCGTATAATCATAAAATTGTATCTCCGGGAACTCCCGTATGATATCAAGCCATGACTTATCCGATGTACCATTGAGGCGGATGACAGGGCGCACACTCTTACGGGAGCAAGTTGCAGAGAACTTGGTTAGGTCCAGACGTAAGAGCCGCTTGAACTCTTCCGGGTGAGACAGTAGTAATTTAGTTTTCCGCTCCCGTGCCGCGTGTACACTATTGAAAGCGCCACGGCCCGCAGATACTAAGCAAGGTTCGTGGCACCCTGCTATCTTAGAGAAGGGACACAATTTTATCTCGGGAATAAGGTATAGGATACCCGTTAGGTATTCGCTCCCGTCCCCCTTGATGGTCTTTGCATTGGTTCCGACGCCTATAAGATTGTACTTTGCCATGATGTAGGGCCTTCGTAGTTGTTTAAGGTGTTTGGATTATTGCACACCACATAGAGAAGGTAAAGAGCAATTGTGATTTTATTTATATTTAATTTATATGGGGGCTATCCCCTTGTTTTCCCTAGCCTTTCCCCTTGCGCCTTCACCTTGTCCCTCCCGGAGTACCGTTCTGTTCTGCGTTTGTTCTGTTTCCCCTGCGTCTACGTCCTGTTTTCTCCGCGTCTACGTCTACGTCTACGTCCACGTGCTGAAGTATGGGCGCGGGGATTGGCAGGCGCACAGGCGCATAGGTCAGCACCATTGACCCAATCCAGATTCAGACTAGGGCAGTGATGCTTACCTATTACCACAGCAAGCGGCCCGCAGCCTGCACCATATAAACCGTGATTGCAAGACACAAAATTAATTAATTTATTTTGAGATATGGGCTTGATTATCTGGGATTAATCCCTATTTTATTATTGTGGCCAGCCCGGCCACGAAACAAACCTTAGGATATTAAGACAATGACAAAATTTACTCTTGCGGCCCAGAATACAGACAAAGCAAACTTGATCACGCTATACGCTAGCGACACCACCGGAGCCTATCAAGTAATGACAGGTAAGAAACCCACCACGCATTTTCTCAAGGTGGAAGTAGATAGGGACACCGCAGAAGTTAAAGACCTCAATGCCGCAACCATTGAGACAGAGAACTACGGCGGAGTCTGGGGCCATGGCTTCCACCGCACCAACGTGATGAACCAGTTTAAAGATAGAGACTTAGATGCACAGCTGGTAAACTACGGAATGGCATCGGCCCCGTTCTCTAACACTTACACTGCCGAAGTAATGGCGCTCACTGGAACTCCGGAGTTTCGCAAGAGCTTATTTACTGAACTGGTCTGGCGTGTTCGCACCTTGGTGGATTCCGGAATCGGTAATCATTCCGCTGGTTTTAAAGGCGCAGCGCAGGATATCCCAACTTATCGCGGGAATAACATATTTGTTTCTAGCGTGGTGATCGGTAGGACTTTCGGACTAGACACCATCCAGATGCGCCAAGGAATTCTTGGCCGTTTCAATCACCGCGTAGGACGGGCGAACGGAAACCGGCAGCCTTGGGTTGGATTGTCAGGCGAAGGTGACACGCTTCAGGCTGAAAAGGTGGCAGCTTGGCAAGCACACAATGCCCGGCCCGATGTCCTCAATAAGTTTGAGATCAGCAACGAGTCAGTCATTGCGCTGGCCAATGCAGTCCATCGTAGAATTGAAGCCCAGCCTATCCGGACACTGGATACTTACGCGATCTACGCCCGGACCTAGAACGGCCGCGGAACTTGGCCCGGACTGGCACAATCGCTGGTCCGGGTTTTTTTTGCCTTAAAAAAATTTTGCCTGCGGCGCGAAGGAAGCTCGCGCGGCTCGCTAAGAAGTTATATAAGGAAGTTGGAAGGAAGCTCGCGCGGCTCGCTAAGAAGTCACACAAGAGCTACCGCCTGTCTACGCTACCGCACGTAGACGCACCCCCCGGGTCACCGAGTTTTGTGTGTAACATATTATATATATAGGGACCCCCATAAGCGGAGCAAATTTTACCAAAATTGAAAAAAACAAAAGTCGGGGGTACACTCTGAAACTAGGCGGGGGTATTTTTAAAATAACAAAAAGAATAGTTCTTTTCCCTACTCCTAATAACACATAATATTATTCTTCTTATTATTCTTTTACTATTACATAATAACACATAAGAGTTCTCTTGGAGTGCTGAAGCTAGGGTAACACGTAAACAAAGACCTTGCAAGGCCCTTTCTTATAAACTATAATAAAAATATTCTAGAGAGGTGTCTCTCTTACACTGGCGCAGCAAGGCTTAGTCTATGCTACCTTACTTCAAAGAACTGACAGAGGCAGAAGTGCAACCGTTCTATCCTAAGACTGTCTACTCTACAATCCTCAGTCCGGAGACAGAATGGGTAAAATACTTTAACTTCACAGCGTGTTCCATAGACCCAGAGAAGCACCTCCTTACAGATTCTTTTTATTCTTGGCTATACCAGAGGCACAGGTACAAAGCGGGGGTACTGTGCATGGAAAGTAAAACAGTCTATAACTGGCACCGTGACTCCAGCAGGGGAACCTGTATAAACACTGTCTTACCTCCTCTGTCTGGGAGTGCTCCCTCCGCCTCCTCCGC